CTGTCTGGACATAGGTTCTGAACTCTTCCAGGTGGTCTAGTTTATCTATAACCATTTGCTTAAGAGTTTGAAGCTCTTTGTACAGAGCAATCATTGCCTTAAACTTGTAGACATTATCTAGGAGATAGTTCTCACTCTTATACACCAACGCACACTTCTTGGTTCTGTTAGCAACTGTCTTGATCTTTGCCAACTCCTTCTGCATCTTCTCATCGTAGAAGTTTACCAGGGCATTGACCGTTTCGTCCACGTTCGTAATCTGTGTCCCAGTTCTAACCTCGGAGTTGAAAAATTGTTTGATGTAGGTGGAGATGTGAAACTTCGCATCCCCAGTGCTACCCATATTGGAAACAAGATCGTCAAGAAAATCACCAGCAAGTGAACACATGCGTTCGATTTTTTGTACATGGTTGTCGAAGCGTTGTAATTCTTGCTGGGTAAATCCAACTCGATCCATTGGTGTATCATTCTTGATTACCAATGCATCAGCAGAACCAGTAACATCAGCACCCGCTCTTGCCTGCATCTCCGACAAGATACTTCCAGTGTAATGTGTATGGAATACCACTCCTATTTTAGCAGCTCTTGCTGCTCTGCCAATAGGATGATCAACAGGTATACCATATGTAATAGTATTTGGACGGAAAGTGTACAACCTTTCCCCCTCCACAGTTTCTGTTTTTAGATCACTAGTAAACAAAAGGTCTCCTTGCACGACACCCTTGATACCTAATTGACTAAAGTATTTTAAGGAGAACTTTAATTTCTCTGCCAGGTCACCAGAGTACAGCATGTCAATCTTTGCTTCTGATGCACAGATTTTTGGTTCTGTTTTGTTGAACACAGACTTGGTTCCAACAAAGAAGTACCCATGCTCTGGATGTGTACCACAAATGACAGATGGAGCACCATCCCACTTGGTTTGCATAAAACCTTGTGAGTCCTGATGACCTAACATCTTACGAAGTTCTTTCAGGAAGGACACTGCTGCCTTACATCCATCGACGCCGTAGTTCAGCATCTCATCTTCCAGGTGTTCTAGATGTTTGAGCTGTTTAATGTTAGACATTACTCTGAATCTACTCCCTTGTCGATAGAACCTGGCCAAGGAGCAACACTCATCTTCAGTCCTGTTGCTAGTTGAGTACCAGAGAACTTAAATCTAATCTGAACAATCTGTTTTTCACCTGCTTTTACACCAATAGTATAACCATCTTTACCACCTAGGTTCTCATACTTGAGTGGTTTATTTTTTCTTACCAGTGCATCAAACTTTGCATTGCCTAGTGGGTCATCTACCGTTGCTTGCACCACAGATAGTGTCTTGTCAGATCTACCAGTCACCTTAACGTACTTGGGTAACTTATCTGTATCCAGCAACTCGTCAAGGATATACATTTTGATGTCAATATCACCCATTCTGGTGAATGCATCCTTCAGAATGTCTCTACACCCACCAAGAATCTGTTTGGTATACTTCTCATTGATGACCTTAAATTCAGGATCATCTTTCAATGCTTTTACTTTATCTTTATTCAGATACTTATTAGAGTAAGGTATGCCAGACTCCTTGTGTGCTGCACTGACACCCTCTTCCAGTAACTTTTGGAACACACCAGGTTGACCAATGAAGTCTTCAATCTTACCCATGCCTGGGTTCTTCACGGGTGCCTCTTGAGTCAGTGTTTTGAGCAAAGATTTAGCAGATAATCCTAGATAAGGGTCGTCATACTTGGTAGACGATCTGAACTTTACTAGAACATCAGTGGGGTTGTTCTTACTTTCCTCAACGTAAGTAGAAGTATACTTACCAGGCAAACTTCTGTAGTTGAACGAGGATTTAGCGGTCCAATATACCTTATCTACTCCTCTGTAACCATTCTTTCCTGCCCACTCTAGAAACTTCTCTGCCATGACTTCTGCCTGGGCAACACGAGCGTTCAGTTCATCAGGTTTTTTGGAAAGCTTTGCGTATCGATCATCATAAACTGCCTTGTCTGTAGCATCCAGACCACCAGTCCACGACTTACCGTTAAGATACCAGGCACAGTGCAGTTCATTAACGTCAGCACTAATATTTTCTGCCATAAAAAATACCTCCCCTAGTATTTAGAGGAGGTATAAAAGTCAGGCATCTTCTTTGCCAAGGTATTTGTTGTCAAGAGTGTAGTTGTGCTTGTGCTCTTTGGTGAGGAGGTAGTATCCAATGATGTTACTACCGTCATCACGCCACCCATACCCGATCAGTGCTTCTTTGATGCCATTCCAATCGGGAGTCTTGTCAGTGTGCAGATAATGGTTGAACTTCTCATGCAGATTGATCATAGGGTGGATGCGTCTGTATGTATTTTATCAGGGAACTCGCACAAAACCAGGTCTCTTTATAAATTCTTCAGGATCAACGATCATCCGATGCGCGATTCTCTGAATAGTAGATGTCAAACTGTCCGCCAGGATACCGTTTCTCCAGTTTCTTGACGTTGGTCTCGATCACTTCCTCAAAGCTGACACCAAGTGCTTGAGTTGCCTGTGCAACATACCACATCAGATCACCCAACTCAATAATCATGTGCTCTCGGTTGTCCTCGTTAAAGGGTTTACCTTGGAACACCATCTTCTTAACGATCTCCAAGAATTCACCACCTTCAGCATTGATCCCAACGCCAGCAGTAAGAAGACGCTCAATGTTGGCACCCTTTCGATCAAGTTCAACAAGGCGGTCAGCAAGGTCCACAAAATTTGTAGAAGCATCGGACGTAACTGCCGATACAAACTCTTCATAGCGAGAGAATTCAATAGTCATGTTAGATTACGAATTGAGAAAATTTGTCTAGTCTAGATTGCCTGTCAGAGATGTCCTCCAGGCGGTCGAAGGTCTCCTCTTCAGGAGCATCGGAAGCGGTGAGTTCTCCTTCCGAGTCGTCAACATTATACAACTTCATCTTCGCCCTGTCAATCCCCACCGTGAAACGACGGAAATACGTGAGATCATTATATCGATTTTTAAGTTGCTTAACCATGATGCGACCTGACTGCTCAAGCTCTTCAGTAGAAATAAGAGCAAGCATAAGGTCAGCAGTAGCGGGTAAACCAAAAGACTCACTAGTATCAGTGAGATCGACATCACTATTGCCGAAACCACTACGAGTGGTTTGAGTAGCAGATACAATAGGAAGGTCGTGCTCGACAGCAAGACCTCGTAACTCTTCTGCAATCGCTTTGACATAGGTATATGAATTGACAATGTGACCCTTGTAGCGAGATGAGGCACAGATGTTCAGATAGTCAATGAAGATGATGTTGGGACGGAAGTCTTTCTTGAGAGAAAGATCGCTCAACAATGCTTTGAAGTGACCAGAATGTGCTGACGCAGTGGGATACTCTTTGATGATGAGTTTACCCTGTGACTTTCTTCCAATCTCATTGACTCGATTCTCAAAGATTGTTTGGGGCATCTCCCCAATATCTTTGATGTTAACGTTCAACAGGTTAGCGTCAATACGTTCAGCGATCTTTTCTTCTGCCATCTCTAGAGTGATGTACAGAACGTTATACCCAATGGATAAACAGGATGCTGCCATGTGACACATGAACAAAGACTTACCTACGCCTGTGCCTGCGAGTGCAATGTTCAGTGTCTTGTTAGGAAGACCACCTTTAGTGATGGTATTCAACTTCTCAATGTCAAATGGAATCTTATGTTCTTCCAGATGATAATAGTCGTATCGTTCTTTTACATTCTCAACGTAGTCGTGTCCGATGTGTTCATCAAACGATACTGCGAGAGCCTGCTGTAGGATACTCGGGATCGCATCCTTTGATACTTTCTGTTCACCGCTTCCCTCTGCGATTTTGATAGATTCAAGGAGGGCGTTGTAGACTGCCCTCTCCTGACACCACTTCTCCGTCGCGTCAACCAACCACTTCGTCTCAATATATTCTTGAGAAAGTGAATTGAGTTGCGAAACACTCGCCTTAAAAGTCTCTTCAGTAAGGTCATTGCGTTGATTGAGGTTGATAATTAGGACTTCTTTAGTCGGATACTTATCATACTTGTTAGAAAAATCTTGAATCTCTTCAAAGAGGACTCGCTCTGATTGTTCTTGAAAGTATTCACCTTTGATGAAAGGGACTACCTTACGAAAATACTCCTCATTGCAAAGCAGGTTCCTCAAAATTGAGAGTTCAAGCTTCTCCGTCATCGTCTGCTCCGTACAAGAATGTCTTCTGTGCCTGTTTATCTAGTTCGGCAAGAACTTCGGGTGTGAAATACTGCTCGGGGTCTTTCAGGATCTGTTTGGCATAGACTTTCTTGCCGCCGATTTCATATCGACCAGCAACATTCTTCCACAGACCTGCTGCCTCACCGAGCTCAAGCAATCCATAGTGTTGTTCCAGACCACGTTCATCAAAGAACAGTCTTGTTTCAATCTTGGAACCCTCTCGGGTCAGACGAGACTTTTTAGCCTCGCATTTGATAATGTTTCCGATGAGTACCGTTCCATCTTTCTCCTTTTTCTTTCCGAGATAAACGATTGTAGAGGCGGAATATTTGAGACCACTTCCTCCTCCCATTTCCTTTGTAGGAACGTAAGCGCCGACGACATCATAGGTGTGATTGGTAACCAACATTGGTATATTAGCCTTACCAAGCTTGAGTGTAAGGATTCTGAAGCAAGACTTAATAAGTTGTGCCTTGGTCATGTCGCGAACGTTCTTGTCGTTCGACGCATCCTCAACCTCTTTGTTGGTGGCTAGCATACCAAGAGAGTCTAACACAAACATCAGGGGTTTGCGATCCTCTTTGGGCGTTTCCATATATTTGTCGATGATCCTGACTGCCTGGGTCCTGAACTCCTCCACTGTATTGACAGGGAAGATGACCATACGCTTGGCATCGATGCCACGACTCTCGATCATCTGCTTACTAATGGCAGACTCGGTTTCAAAATATAAGACGCCAGCGTCAGGGTCAGCATCAAGGAAAGAGCGAACGACAGAGAGGCAAAAGAAAGTCTTTCCCGTGCCTGATTCTCCTGCCAAGGCAGTGATTTTGTTGGAAGGAATACCTCCAAAAATCGAACCACTAACAAGGGCATTAAAGATATAACTACCAGTATCAACAAAAGTTTCAACATCACCAGCAGCGATGCCGTCAGATGCACGAGAAGCAAACTCATTTTTAGTGTCCTTCAGGACGGATGATAAAAAATCCATAATCAAAAGAATGATAGTAGTGAAATAGTTTTCTCGGAGTCCCAACCGATACAGTTTAGCACGTTCTTGAGAGGTTCATAGAAAGACTTCTCGAACTGCAATTTGTGATCGATATACTTTTCAAGATTGAACTCTTCAGGTAATCGCCCAATGAAAGAGATAGTATTCTCCATGATGGGATTAGGTTCCTTGAGATACAAGAACTTGATCTTCTCTCCCTCTTGGATGCGAGCATGTTTGTGCTCTACCTTGTGCTTTTTCAAGTACCAATTATACAACAAAGCACCACGAACGTGAATGGGTGTACCCTTCTCATAGATGTTAGCACGAGAACTATACTTCTGGAGATTGTTCACACCTCTAGGGAAAGCAATGTCTTGATAGTCTTGCTTCTTTGTCTCCTCTCTTACCTGGTCAATGAAGTCAATAACATCATCATTGGTGCCATTGATAATGATGGTGTATGCCTTAAGAAGTTTGTCTCGGAAGAACGCAGGAGTAGATGAACGTGCCGTCTCCATACCACAGATTTTCATCTTGGGTTCAGAGTAACGCACACCCTCGCTGTCCCAGACATTGAGGATATAGCGTTTCTTGGCAGTCCAGATTCCTTTGGAAGCGATGTTCTCCCGCTTCATCTTCATCTTCTGCGCGTATGCCCGAACATAAGTGGCGAGCTCTTGGTAAGAACCTTCAATAAACTTCTCAAATTCCACCTCACACACCTTGTTAAGGAACCCAACAATGACTTCATCATCTGCCTCTCGTCCCTTGAATACCTCTTGCACCAGAGGACCCAAGTTAAGGTACATAGAATCGGTGTCGCAAGCAATAACGTAATCAATGTCATTTGTCTTCAGAATCTTGTTTAGATATGCATTGGTCTTGTCACTGATCCAACGGATAGACAACTGACCTGACGTTGTAATCGCTTCTGCAATCTCCAGACGATAGTATCGGAAGTGTTCGTTACCGATAGCACCATAAGCGGAGTTGAGTTGGATCTTCCTTGCCATCTGGATGTTGTTACAGCGGGAGATTTCCTTCTGCAACGCGACGGTAGGAGTCTTCTCATACTGCTGCTTGGCAGCAAGCATCTTCTTCTTATAGATGGTTCGTTCTTGATAGATCTTCTCCATCAGTTTGGGCAGGAAACCCTGCTCTCTAGTGTCATACATGGTGCCGTTAGCACACAGTGTGACCCCCTCCAGGGCGCTTGTATCGACCTCTTGGGCAAGTAGTCTCTCGACGTTTGCGTTGGGGTGACGACGGGGTAGGAGGGTCTCTGGAGACAGGTTGTACTGCATAATCAGGTGAGGATACAGTGAGTTAAGGTCAAAGCTGACCACCCAGTCATAGATGCCTGGCACTGGTTCCTTCACGTATGCACCAGCATACTTATTATCTTTGTGCGACTGACGTTTAGGTGGGATAGCAATGTTCTGACGTGCAAGATACACGTAGATGATGTTATCCCACATACGAACCTGTGAGTACACATCCTCAAAGTTCACTTTGGCATCGTATGCCATGGTGATAGCAAGTTCTAGGAGTTTCATCTTGTCATCCAACCTGTCAACCAGGCGAACGTCAATGATGTTGTACTCTACAAACTTCTGCCAATCATTTGTATAGAACTCTCGGAAGGTATCGTACTCACTGTGGTCTAGTTTCTTCTGACCTAGTTCTACGAATGCAATATGATCTAGACGATAAGACTCTTGGTTGGTGTAAGTAAACTTACGATACAACTCAAGATAGTCTAGTGTTGCTACACCAGTGATGTCATAAGCAAGTTGCTCACGACCCTTGATAAAGATCCTACGTGGATAAATGTTCTTCCATGGCGAGAGAAGCTTTGCTTCTTTCTCACCAAGGATACGCTCTATACGGCGAACAATATACGGCATATCGAACAGCTGTACGTTCCATCCAGTGATCACGTCAGGGCAGTCAGAGTGCCAGTCGTGAATGAATGCTTTCAGCAGACCTTCTTCGGTCTGGAACTGTAGGTATTGCACGTCCTTCTCTGTGTTCATGAAGGGACGTGAACCATACACTGTGATCTTGCCCGTTGTGGAGTCTTTGATGCTGATCAGAAGGATTTCTTGGTCAGCAGACTCAATGTCAGGGAAACCGTTCTCGGCACCCGTCTCAATGTCAAGGGTGAAGATACGAAGCTGGTTCATGTCCCACTTCATATCTTCATCTGGATACGTATCGAAGATATACTGGTTCAGAAAGCGAGTCTGACCACAGACTTCATAGTCAGGCAGTTCTTTATGCGTCTCAATGAACTGCTTTGCGTCATTGATAGTGCCCTGCTTAACAGGGCGGACGTTCCTACCGTCTAGAGTTTTCCAACTCTCCTTCTTCTGGGAAGGGAGGAACAGTGTAGGATTGAACTTGACTCGATCTTCAAAACGTTGTCCGTGATCGTAACCACGGACTAGGATAGTGTTGCCCGTTTGTTCAACACTGGTGTAGAACTTCATTCAGATTTCATTTCGTAGTAAAGCGATGCGGTTTTGCCATCAGGTTCAGCAATCAGAGTGATGTCTGAAGACCTGACCGCCAACTCACGGTCATCGGAAAAGGGTGGGAAGGACGTGAGACCGTCCTCCTTCACCTCACAGGGGTATTTTAGCACACAATCAGGATCCCCGAACTCAACGCCAGGGATCTCTTCAACTTCACTGATCAACCAGTGACCATCAAACCGAAGCAGTTTCAGCATCAGGCACCTCCTCGGAAGGAACGAAACCAGTCTCTGCTGCTGCAGCGGCAGATGCTTCTACTTGTGCTTGTTCTGCAGCAACTGCTTGAGCAACGGTCTGCACATATGCATCTTCGAGACCAGGGTCTACTTGACCAACGCAGGTCAGAGCAGAGAATGGGATCTTGAACTGGGTGTCAGTAGAGTATGGAAGCCACTTATTGAAACGAACCTGAACTTCCTGACCACCTGGGGCACTAGGATCAGCTGGTTCCAGTTGCAAAGTATAAGGACGAATCATGATGAGACAAATGGGCTTGCCATCTTCCTTGTCTCCTTCACGCACTTCCTGAAGGTCGGTGATGACACGCTCACCAGTGCCTGCCAATACAACAATAGCGTTTGCCATAATAGAAAAATATTGAACGACTTAATTTTACCACAAAAAAATGGGGGCGTCAACTGGATTTTGCCAGTTGCCCCCGTGCGGCGACGATATGAAATTATTTATGTAGGTGGGGGTCCTGGCGTACCTGGCGTTTCAGGGGGCGGTGCCTGTGGATTCTCGGGTGTTTGCACTGGTGCTGGTGGAGCAGGTGTTAAATTCATAGGTCTTTATTCTAGTAACAACTCTTTTGTGCCAGAGATATCATAAACAATCTTTCGCTGGTGTTCTGGGATATATTTGTTTAACTCAACTACCAACAACCCATCTACGAACGAAACACTTTTGACCTCAAGATCGTCCGAGAGCTGCCACGTATTACTAAAGGATCGTTTCGATACTCCACGGTGGAGATACTGGACATCAGGATCTCTCTTTGCATCTTTTGTGGCAACTTTGAGAATGTTTGATTCTGTAGAGACTTCAATCTCCTCTGGTTTAAATCCTGCCAGAGCAATTTCAATAGTAAACTTACTGTTGTCATGCTTGATTAGATTGTAGGGCGGGTAGTTAGTATT